CACCTTTGCGTTAATTGCATGGGGTTGGATTTGGAAAACAAGAGACACCAAAGAACAATTGGATAACCTAGACCCAAAATTAGAAATTAAGCGTTATTTCTATTGGATGATGTGGTTAGGTGTATACCTATTCGGTGTGTATTGGGGCGGAAGTTTCTTTACTGAACAGGATGCTTCATGGCATCAGGTAATCATACGAGATACTAGCTTTACACCTAGTCATGTTGTAGTATTTTATGGTTCTTTCCCGATGTACATTGTTTGTGGAATCTCTAGTTATCTTTACGCTATAACTCGTTTACCACAATATAGCAGGGGTACATCATTTCCATTAGTTTTCGCAATTGCTGGCCCGTTAATGATTTTGCCAAATGTTGGTCTAAACGAATGGGGACATGCTTTTTGGTTCATGGAAGAATTATTTAGCGCACCATTACATTGGGGATTTGTAATTCTCGGTTGGTCTGGTTTGTTTGCAGGTGGAGTTGCAGCACAGATCATCACACGTTATTCTAATTTGACTGATGTGATATGGAACAAGTCTGATCCTATCATTCTGAATAACAGGATTAAACCCTAACAATTGATAACATCATAAATATGGTACGATAGAGGGGAGACTTTTTTGTTTCCCCTTTTTTTTGTTTGTTATAAATAGATATATGGCTACATCACAATCCCCAATAGATAGACAACCAACTAAGTTAGACTATGCAAGTCCAACTCAATTTAAGTTTGGTATACTTCAACTTCCTAAAGTTGAATTCTTTACTGTTAGTGCTAACGTACCTGAAATTTCTGGTACTCCAGCAATTGTAAACACACCATTTAAAAATATACCTACAATTGGAGATAAACTTGAGTATGGTAATCTTTCTATATCTTTTATTGTAGATGAATATCTAGAAAATTATTTGTCTTTACATAATTGGTTGACAGGGATTGGTTTTCCTCAAACTAGAAGTCAATTTACAAAACATAGAGATGTAACATCCACTATGCCTGATAGTCAAAGATCAACTAGTTCAGACATTGGAGATGTTGGAAACGCAACACCAGACAAGTCAATGTATTCTGATGCAAACCTTATAATTTTATCAAACAAAAATAATCCTATTGTAGAGATTAATTTTCAAGATATATTTCCAATATCATTAGGTGGATTAGACTATACACAGGCTGCAACTGATGTTGATAACTTAATTGCAACTGCTGAGTTTGCATACAAAATATACGAAATAAAAACTTTATAAATATAATTGAGTAGAAAAGATAATGCCTTAACAAACCAGATTTAGGACTTTATAGAAAGTCAAACTATACTTAAAGAGTACATCAACTCTACTCACAATTTGAGAGAAATATAATATAATGAATTTAGACCAGTTAAAAGAAGAAGCTAGAAATGATCTTGTTATTACTAATCAAGAAGACCTAGCATCTGAATCCCTTACCAATCAAAAAATAAAATCAAAATACCTTGACCACAGGTCAAAGTTTCAATTGTTGTTGCAAAAACACAATGGAGACTATCAACGTATGTATCGTCAGAAATGGGAATACTACGGTGGTAAAGCTGATGCAAAAGTTTACGCATCTAAACCATTTGATTTAAAAGTTCTTAAAACCGACCTTGCAATGTACATTACTTCTGATGAAGAAGTTATTGAGATGATGAATAAAATTGGTTATTTAGAAATTGTTATAAAATACATTGACGGTGTAATCAAATCAATTGACAATCGTGGGTGGGATATTAAGAACGCAATAGAATGGAAAAAGTTTGAAGCGGGAATGATGTAGATGGACAAATATTGGCAGGTAAATTTCCCAGAAGAATTAATAAAAAACATTTTAGATTTTAATGCTGATCAAAATATTTCTGATGGTACGATAACCAAAAAAAGTAAAAGTGGTTTAATTACTAGAAATTCTAAGGTATCTTGGATTAAAGACCAACAGATATGTGGGAATGTTTTTGGTGAAATATTAAATCAAGTTACAAACTTTAATTCTCATATACACCTAAACGATATAGAACCAATACAATATTCTGAATATGGTGTTGGCCAAGAATACGGTTGGCATAAGGATACACATCCTTCTCCATATCCTAATGGTTTAATAAGAAAATTATCTTTTACAATATTCTTAAATGATGACTATGAAGGTGGAGAGTTTGATTTAGAAATTTATGGCCCAGCTGCAGAACCAAGATATGTTGAAATTAAGAATCAACAGAAAGCAAATTGTGTAATATTTTATTCTGATACATGGCATAGGGTAAGACCTGTAACAAAGGGAGTTAGAAAATCTCTTGTGGGGTGGATACTGGGTAATCAATTTAAATGATTATTAGTAAGAAAAATGAGGTATATTTAGTTCTAGATGACCTAGACCCATCAACAAAACAAGAACTAACAGAGTTCTTTACGTTTGAAGTGCCTGGCTTTAAGTTTATGCCAATGTATCGTAATCGTATGTGGGATGGTAAGATACGTTTGTTCTCTCCAGCTACAGGACAAATCTATGTTGGGTTGTTATCCTATATTAAAAATTATTGTTCAAGAAACGGAATTCAATATATATTAGAAAATGGAGTAGAAAATGAAAAAACTGTTGGACGAGAAGTTGTCTCAGGATTCGTTAAATCTCTTAAACCAAAGTCAAAAGGAAAATCCCTTAGAGTTCGTGATTACCAGATTGATGCCGTACAACATGCTGTCAGCAGACATCGTGCTTTGTTGCTGTCTCCTACTGCTTCTGGTAAGTCATTAATAATATATGCACTAGTTCGTTATTACAAAATGATGGGGTTAAAAACTCTAATATTAGTTCCCACCACTTCATTAGTAGAACAAATGTATACTGACTTTGAAGATTATGGTTGGAGCTCTGGTACATACTGTCAAAAGATATATCAAGGTCATGACCGCAAAGTAACTAAAGATGTTGTAATATCAACATGGCAATCTTTGTATAAGATGCCAAAGAAATATTTTGAAGATTTTGGGTGTGTAATTGGTGATGAAGCGCATATGTTTAAGTCTAAATCTCTGACAGGGATTATGACTAAGTTACACCAATGTAAGTACCGTTTTGGACTCACAGGCACCCTAGATGGAACGCTAACGCATCGCTTAGTACTAGAAGGTCTATTTGGTACTACTGAAACTATTGTAACGACTAAGGAGCTTATAGACAGAAAAACACTTGCAGATTTAACAGTTAAGTGCATTGTTTTAAAACATAAAAACATTCGTGAGAAAATGACATATGCAGAAGAACTGGAGTATCTTGCAACGAATGAGAAACGAAATGACTTCATAGTTAATCTTCTGCAACACTTAGATGGTAATACGCTTTGTTTATTTCAATTAGTTGAAAAACATGGTAAACCATTATATGACCAAGTTCAAGAAACAATTACAGATAGAAAAACATTTTTTGTCTATGGTGGAACAGATACATCAGAAAGAGAAGAAATAAGGGGAGTTGTAGAAAATGAAAAGAAATCAATCATACTCGCGAGCTATGGTACGTTTAGTACTGGTATTAATATTAGGAACATCAATAACATCGTGTTCAGTTCTCCCAGCAAAAGTAGGATCAGAGTGCTCCAAAGTCTTGGGCGTGGACTGCGTAAAACCGATACTAAACATTCCGTTTTAATATTTGATATTGCAGATGATGTATCTCATAACAATAAACGTAATTTTACATTAAATCATTTTTCTGAAAGAATATCATTATACAATGAACAACAATTTGATTACCAAATTAGTAAGGTAAAATTGTAGACCCATAAATATATTTACATAATTAAGAAAAAAAGGATGAAAATGGAAACAAATTATAAAGTCGTTAAATTAACAAATGGTGACAATATTATTTGTGAAGCTGTGGAACACGTTAACGAAACGTATATAATTAGAACACCTTTAAAGATGGAAGTGATACATGACGATGATTCTAATGGACATATAGAATCTCTACATCTTTCTGCTTGGATATCACCCTTTACAGAAGACAAACATTTTGAAATTAAAGAAAGTCATGTAATTGTTATAACAGGGGCTTCAATCGGATTGTCTGCTTATTATAAAAATATTGTTAAAAAACAGAGTAGGTTCACAGAAGAAATAGTTGACAATTCAATTGTAATAGATGATAATGGGCCAACAGATGAAGAAATTTTTGATGAAGAATATGAAGAAGTAGCATCAACTGTTGAATCAGCTGATAATACTAAATTTAAATATCATTAACTTAACCAACCAACACAGCTATATTACCACTGTGAACAGCCCCTGTCAAGTCTCCTTTCATATTATTATTATTTTTATTAGTTACTTGACTTTATTGTGTCAATATAGTATAGTATATGTCTGACTTGAAAAAAGGAAATGGAAGATGACAAAAACTAAAAAAGCAAAGGGAGAACATTATGTTGAAAATAAAGTTTTCCTTCAAGCTATGACCGATTGGAAAGCTGAGTGTAAGTTAGCAGAAGAAGAACAAAAAGATTTACCCGAAGAAGATAGAGTTAGACCACAAGTAAATAACTATATTGGGGAATGTTTTTTAAAGATTGCAACTCATTTATCATATAGACCAAATTTTATAAACTACACTTATAGAGATGAAATGATTTCTGACGGTATTGAAAATTGTTTGCAGTATTGTGGCAATTTTGACCCAGAAAAATCAAAGAATCCCTTTGCGTATTTTACTCAAATTATATACTACGCTTTTCTGCGTAGGATTGCAAAAGAAAAAAAACAAACTCACGTTAGAAATAAAATGATTGAAAGTGTTAGTTATCAATCTTGGACAGTTAACGAAGGTGACACTACTCATTATAGTGTGCAGGGCTTTGACCCAAGTGTAATGTTGCCAGATGAAGATGTTTATAAACCTAAAAAGAAAATAGTGAATAAGACTAAAGGTCTTGAAAACTTTATGGAAGAAGATGAAGATGAACATGATGCAGTACGGGAAATAGACTAGTTTGAAACTTGCTATTATAACCGACACCCATTTTGGTGCTCGTAATGACAATCTAAATTTTAATGAATATTTTTATAAGTTTTACGAAAATGTATTCTTTCCAACTTTAAAGGAAAGAGGAATAACAACTTGTGTTCATATGGGCGATGTTGTTGATAGACGTAAGTTCATAAGTTTTAAAATTGCAAATGATTTTCGTAAAAGATTTATAAACAAGTTTAAAGAATTTGGTATTGACTTACACATCATTATCGGCAACCACGACACCTATTACAAAAATACCAACGAAGTTAATTCAATGGAAGAACTGGTTGGTAAAGATAGATTTAAAATATACACAGGCCCAGAAGTTGTAAACTTTGACGGAACTGATATAGTCTTTATGCCTTGGATTAATGCTAACAACTATGATGAGTCTGTAAATGTTTTAGATACTGCAAAGGCAAATATTTTATTTGGTCATTTAGAAATCAATGGTTTTGAAATGCATCGTGGTCAGTTTGCAGAAGGTGGTTGGGATAGAAAATTATTTAGAAGATTCGATACTGTGTTTAGTGGTCACTTTCACCACAAGTCTGATGATGGTCAAATCTATTACCTAGGCACACCCTATGAAATTTATTGGAATGATTTTCAAGACCCCAAAGGATTTCATATCTTTGATACAAATACGAGAGAACTAGAACGTATAGTTAATCCGTACACATTATTTAAAAAGATATTCTATGATGATACACAAGAGGATTACACTAAACACGATATAACACAATACAAAGATCAATATGTAAAATTGATTGTTGTAAACAAAAAAGATTTATATGATTTTGATAAATTTGTTGACAGACTTCTTTTAGCAGATGCATACGAAGTCAAAATTATAGAAGACTTCTCAGAGTTAGATGCTGAGAATGTATCAGATGATATTGTAGAAAATACAGAAGATACAATGACATTGTTGGAAAAATATATTGACCAACTAGACGTTAATCTAAGTAAAGATAGACTCAAAAATACAATGAGAGCTCTTTATACAGAAGCTCAAGACTTGGAAATGTAAAGGAGATAATTATGGGATATATTTTAGAATCACTTAAAAAGAAATATGAAGGTGAAATTGCGGTTGCCAAAGCAAATGTACAAGTATACATTGATAACCCAGCTGGTATTGGAGAACACTCCAATGTTGTACAAGCAGTTGATGAACAAATTAGTATAATTGCTGAGGCTGAGGATAGATTGCAGGTTCTTGAAAAATGGGATAGTGAAAAAGAAAGATTTATTGATTAGATAATGATATAATTTGGGATTTAAAAATATAATGGAAAAAAAGATTGATTTTTCTCGTGATTTAGAATTTGGTGAAATGGGTGAAAAATTAGCTTACCTATCATTTAAAGATGCTGAAGTAAAATCTGAAAGAGGCAGATGCTTTGAGACAGGAAATCATTATTGTGAATTTACGTGGAATGGTAAACAATCCCCTACTGGTATAACACAAACACCTTGTCAATTCTGGATTGTAAATCTATTTAAAGATGACAAATTTGTTAACGCAGTAATAATTCCTGTTGAAAAATTAAGAAAACAAATTAAAGAAAAGAAATATAGAATAGTGTCTGGTGGTGATAATAATAAAGGTACGGGATTTTTAATTCCATTAAAGGATTTGTTTGGTGAAATATGATTTTGAAATAAAAGAGATAAGTCGATTTCACTCTACTGAGTTGGTTCAAACTTATCACTATTCTAAAATAATGCCTAGACTTACAAAACACTTTTTAGGTTGTTTTTTAGGTGATGAGATGGTGGGTGTGTTGACTTTAGGTTGGGGAACTCAACCTAAAGGAACTATTGCTAAACTCTTTGATGGTTTGGATACAAAAGATTATTATGAGATTGGTAAGATGTGTATGAAACCAGAGATGCCAAAAAACTCTGAATCACAAATGTTATCTGGTGTTGTAAAGTGGATGAAAGAAAATTGTCCTGAGAAAAAATTTCTCTATACTTGGGCTGATGGCATCATGGGAAAGCCTGGCTATGTATACCAATCAGCAAACTTTCTATATGGTGGTTTTATTTGGACACAAATTTATATTAGTGATAAAGGTGAAAAGATACATCCTCGATCTAGTAGAAGGTTGTGTGATGAAAATGTTAAATTTAAATTAGAAAGAGAACCAAACTTTTTTGAAGGTAAGAAGGGTGAAAGAATATATTGGTTAACGCAAGATTTTCTTGACCACAAAGGTATATCTAAGATACATGGAAAACAATTTCGATATATACTTCCTCTTAATAAAAAATCAAGAAAACTTTTGAAAAAATCAAAAGTAGAATGGAATTTAAATTATCCAAAGGGCGTTGATTTAATTTGGAACAAATCAACAAAAGAAGGTAAAAAACAATTAGGTGGTATGCCTGATATTGATACTAATGCAACAGAATATAATGCAAAAAATGTAAATGCACATCTAGGAACTTTGGAGAATTTTATTTGATTCATTTTAATTATGTTAGATGGAAGAACATACTTTCTACTGGTAATACCTTTACCGAAATACAGTTAGACAGAAACAATACCACTCTTATTATTGGAGAGAATGGTTCTGGCAAGTCAACTATTCTTGATGCGTTGTGTTTTGGTTTATTTGGTAAACCATTTCGCAACATCAACAAGGGGCAGTTGTTAAACTCTGTCAACGGTACTGGTGGATTAGTAGAGGTTGAGTTTAGAATTGGTTCTAAGAAAGTCAAGGTAATTCGTGGCATCAAGCCAAACGTGTTTGAGATTTACATCAATGGTAAGATGTATAATCAAGATGCAAACGCAAGAGACTATCAAAAGTATCTTGAACAACAAATTCTTAAACTAAACTATCGTAGTTTTACTCAGGTTGTTATTCTAGGTTCATCTACCTTTGTTCCTTTTATGCAACTTAAAGCTAGGCATCGCCGTGAGGTTGTTGAGGAAATTCTTGACATTCAGATTTTCTCTTTGATGAATATGATTCTTAAACAAAAACTCAAAACTATTTCTGAGGATATTCGTGATATAGATTATCAATATAATTTGACAGAAGAAAAGATTAATCTTCAAGAAAAATATATTGATGAAGTGTTCACACATAAAGAAAATATTATAAAGGAAAAGACTTTACTTGTTACGAAAAATGAGAAAGAAATTTCCAAGAAGAATTCTGATATTAAATCTCACACCAAAAGTAACGATAAACTTCTTACTCAAATTACTGATAGTGATAAAGTAAACACAAAACATATCAAACTAAAAGACATTCAATCACAGCTAAAAGAGAAACATAGGGCGCATAATAAACTAGTTGGTTTCTTTGAGAGTAATGAGGATTGTCCAACCTGTCAACAACATATTGATGAAGTTTTTAAATCATCTATGATTGACAAGAAGAAAGGTGAAGCAGACAAAGTTAATTCTGGAATGGACGAACTTAAAAACGAATTGAACAAGATTACTAATCGACAGAAAGAAATTGATATTGTTGTTGTTAAGATTAGAGAGAATGAAGTCCACATTGCAAAAGAAAATAGTTCTCTTATTCAACTTGAAAAATTTAATGCTACATTGCAATCAGAGATTGACCAACTGAATACTGGCGAAGTTAATAATAATGACCGCAATAAGTTGACTGAGTTAAAGAAAACTTTATCTGGTCTTGACATGCAAAAATCAAAGTTGCGTGAAGAACAAACGTATAGTGAAGCTTCAAGAAATATGTTAATGGATACTGGTATCAAGACTAAGATTATCAAACAGTATTTGCCTGTGATGAATAAGTTAATCAATACCTATCTAACATCAATGGAGTTCTATGTAAACTTCACGTTGAATGAAAACTTTGAGGAAACTATAAAGTCACGTTATCGTGATGAGTTTACCTACTCATCATTTAGTGAAGGTGAGAAGATGCGTATTGATCTTGCACTACTCTTTACTTGGAGAGCAATCGCAAAGATGAAGAACTCAACAAATTGCAATCTACTTATCCTAGATGAAATATTTGACAGCTCACTTGATGGAACAGGAACAGATGAGTTTCTAAAAATTCTGAATACATTGGGTGACGAGAATGTGTTTGTGATTAGTCACAAGCAAGACATACTGGTTGATAAATTCAGAAGTACAATCAAGTTTGAAAAGAACAGAAACTTTAGTCATATTGTTGTTTAACGGTGTTTTTTTGAATAAAACCCACGGCCGCAACCTCATTGGCCGTGAT